TGCAATTGATAAGAGTATATCAGAGACAGCTAGATTAGGTAGAGAAACAGCTGCGATTACAAAAAATGCTGCACTTGAAACTGTAGATCTAACCCTTGATAAAATGAAGCAAGCTCTTGAAGATATGTCCTTACAAGGGCAGATGGCAAATGCATTTGAGTCAGGATTTCGTGATGGATTAAATAATGCACTTTCTGGTTTAATTTCTGGAGATATGAGCTTTAAAGAAGCTCTAAAATCTTTTGCGGATACTCTTTTAAATGCTATGGTTGCAAAACTTCAGTCCATACTTGTAGATGCAATTATGCAAGGAATATTCGGACCTGAAGAAGATCCTGCAGAAAAAATGGAAAGAGTACTAAAAGAAGAAAAACTTTCAAAAAATGTAGGCACCGCAATAGAGCAAAAAGGTAAGGAGCTTGTTACCGGCATTGAAAATGCTCTAAGCAGTACTGTAGAAAATCAAGTAAAAGTACAATGCTGTGATTTAAATACTCCTGACCCTGTAGTAGTAAACAACTCAAAAGAACTCGCTAGAGATATTGCAGAAGCTACCCAACCCACCGATGCACAAAAGCTTATACAAATGGTAGGAGCCGTTGCAGTCGGTATGATAGGAGCAAAAAAGGGAGGAGACGAAATGGGCGAGGAAAACAAGTTTAAAAAATGGGGGTTAAAAATAATAGCAGCTCCTTTTGCTCTAATTGCAAAAGGATTCCAAAAACTTTTTGGAAAGCTGGGGAGCCATCTGTATGACGCTAGAACAGGAAGATATATAGGCGATGTAGATAATAATATGAGAAGCGGTATTGCAGGCCCTCCAAACGCAAGGTTCCGAGCAGATGAAGCCGCAGACGCAGTTCGAAGCGGAAATGCAATAAGTGCCGAAGGACGTGCTGGAGGATTTTTTGAAAAACTAAAATACATTCTTACGTATCCTTTTATGATAATGCAAAAATTCATGAGAGGAGAGATAGACCGAGATATGACAAAAGGTATTGCGGGGCCCCCTCGACCTGGCACCGATATGAGACAAGATGAAACTGGAATGTTTGGAAGTATTTTTACATATGTTCAAAAGTTCTTTGGAAAAATAGGAGATGGAGCCGGTAATTTATTTGGGTGGTTTAAAGGACTATTCGGGGATAAAAAAGAGACAGGGGGCTTAGACTTTATGGCTTTCGCAAAAGATATTCTTGGAAGTAGCGAAGGAGGAGGAAGCGGTATTATAGGACTGTTTATGAAATTATATTCTATGTTCTCTGGTATGTTCGGCGGCGGGGCCGGTGGCGAGGGCGGCGGTTTCGGAGACATAGTTGGTATGGTTGCTTCGCTTTTCACGGGAGGTGCCGGTGCTCGTTACGGAGGGCTTATGAAGCCCCCCGCAGGTTATAGATCAGGAGGAATAGCAGCAGGACCTTCTAGGGGCTACCCTGCTGTACTACACGGTACAGAAGCTGTAGTTCCTCTGCCTCATGGAGATAAAATTCCTGTCGAAATAAAAGGGTCTTCAGGACAACAAAATAATATTGGTATAACTGTAAATATTGCTTCCGATGGGACTACTGATACTTCAGAAGATAATAACAAAGAAGACGGCAAAGGACTAGCTCGGGCAATAAGTGCCGCAGTTCAAAGTGAGTTAAATAAGCAAAGAAGAGCGGGCGGAATGCTAAGTCCGTACGGAGCATAACAAATGGCATCAACAGTATCAGCAACAGCGCCTGCCAGTCCAAGTAACGGGGATCTTTGGTTTGATTCAATAAATCTTAGGCTCTACGTTTACTATAATGATGGTAGTAGTGCGCAATGGGTAATTACAGGCCCTACAGGAGCTACAGGAGCTCAAGGTAGTACGGGACCAACAGGCCCTCAAGGAAACACTGGAGCTCAAGGTCCTCAAGGAGCTACTGGAGGTGTGGGACTACAAGGAAATGATGGCCCTCAAGGCGCTACTGGACCTCAAGGACCTCAAGGGTTAACAGGTCCTGCAGGACCTAGCGGACCTACAGGACCCGCAGGACCTATGGGAGCAACAGGACCTACGGGGGGAGACGGACCTCAAGGTAGCACTGGTCCTCAAGGGCCCACCGGAGATACTGGACCTCAAGGCGCTCCAGGAAGTACTGGCCCTGCTGGCCCTGCTGGTGTTGCTGGTCCTGCTGGTGCGGATGGAAATAATGGTCCTGCGGGGCCCCAAGGAGCAACAGGACCTCAAGGACCTCAAGGGTTAACGGGGCCCCCAGGACCAGAGGGACCCCAAGGAGATGATGGGCCTCAAGGATCTCAAGGAAACACTGGACAAACTGGGCCTCAAGGACCCCAAGGACCGACTGGGCCCGCTGGAAATACCGGCCCTCAAGGGCCTCAAGGCGACGACGGAGCTGTTGGACAGACGGGAGCAACTGGACCTGTGGGACCCCAAGGACCTGTAGGCGCAACCGGACCTCAAGGACCTGCCGGATCTACTGGACCTGCCGGCAATGATGGAGCAGACGGCGCAGATGGAGCACCTGGAAGTGTCGGCCCTGCAGGAGCAGCCGGTCCCGCAGGACCTCAAGGACCTGCTGGAGTTCAAGGGCCTGCCGGAGCCGATGGAGCAACCGGACCGGGAGGGCCCGCAGGAGCTGATGGAAATACCGGTCCTACAGGACCTATTGGGCCAGCTGGCCCTGCAGGACCAGAGGGGCCTCAAGGTAGCACAGGCCCTCAAGGGCCTACAGGAAATACTGGACCTCAAGGAGCTACTGGAGCTACTGGAGCTACTGGACCTGCGGGTAATGATGGAGCTGACGGAGCTGATGGAAGTATTGGGCCTCAAGGCCCTGCAGGAGCAACTGGACCTGCGGGACCCCAAGGACCGCAAGGAGAGCGAGGATTCCCGGGAGCAACAGGACCTACGGGCCCTGCGGGAAGTGATGGAAGTACTGGCCCTGCCGGAGCTACAGGAGCTACGGGAGTAGACGGGCTTGGATTCACGGGAGGTGCGTATAGTTCTTCTACAGGTGTAGTTACATTTACTTCTAATGATGGAATAGGATTTAATACTGGAGATTTGCGGGGAGCAACTGGACCTCAAGGGCCCGCAGGAACAAATGGACAAAATGGAAATACTGGACCTCAAGGAGCCGTTGGAGCTACTGGAGCTACGGGACCTCAAGGGCCTGCAGGGGATGGATGGACAGGCGCATTATATAATGCTAATACAGGAATTGTAACTTTTTCATCTGCTGATGGCTTGGGATTTAGCACTGGAGATTTACGAGGCGACGGAAATAGAGGTATTTCTTCTGCTACAGTAAACGCAAGCGATGATTTAATTCTCACACTAGCAGATAACACAACTATAAACACAGGAAATGTAGTCGGTCCTCAAGGAATTCAAGGAATTCAAGGAATTCAGGGCCCTACGGGAGCCACTGGAGCCACGGGAGCCACGGGTTCTACTGGTGCTACAGGGGCGCAAGGCCCCGTAGGTTTAACGGGGGACGGGTTTACAGGAGGCACTTATAGTTCTTCTACAGGTGTAGTTACATTTACTTCTAATGATGGAATAGGATTTAATACTGGAGATTTACGAGGCGATGGAAATCGAGGCATTACTTCTGCAGTAGTCGATGCGAATGATGATTTAATAATTACTCTTGCAGATAGTACAACAATAAACGCAGGAAATACTACAGGTCCTACAGGGCCCCAAGGTCCTGCGGGTGTTGATGGAGATGGTTGGACTGGAGGTACTTATGATAACAGTACCGGTGTTGTAACTTTTTCATCATCAGATGGGCTTCAGTTTAGCACGGGCGATTTAAGAGGCACAGACGGATTAGATGGAACAGATGGAGCAGTAGGCCCTGATGGCGCGGCTGTTTTAAGATTTGATGTCTCCGCAAATTCTGCAAGCACTGCGTACGAGTTTGATGGTGCGGGCTTCAACGGTGCTACAAGTAATCCTACTCTATATTTACAAAAAGGTCTAACATATCATCTTGATTTACTTGAACAAAGTCTTCCTACAGATTCTACTGGATTTACTATTGCAACTACACTTTCAACCAGCACTCCATTTGGAGTTAGCTTTCCCAATGTTTTTGCGAATGCGGGTGCTGGAAACGGTACTCAAAGTTCAGGATCCACCGGTTTTGCTACTAATCTCAACTCCCCTTGGACAGACATAGACCCTAACGGTAATTTTGTGCGAGTCAAGACCGAAATAACTCAAGGGGACTCCAGTTATTCAGTATGTAGAAGAGGCTGGGCTTACTCGAATGAGTTTACAGCAGTCGCTGGAATAGTTTTAAAACTATATTTCTCTCAAGGCGGTTCTAACTCTTTCTATAATAATGAAAACTACGCGTACTTACATGATTTTGACAATAATAGCACTACACTACTATTAAATCCGACAACAAGCAACGGATATGTAAGTGTAAACTTAGCGGGAGGAAGGTATAGAATATTTGCCTTTAGTGGAGCTAGAAGAGCTACTGGATCTTTTTCTACTAGTCTTTTTTCAAGCACTATAAGTCTAGGGGCAGCTAGTTTATCCAATGGGCATCCTATTTGGTTTCAGACTTCTTCAGGGGCATATAATGCTTCAAATGTGTTAGGAGCCTCTGATGGAGTTACAAATAATGGCGCCGATAGACTTACTATGACTTATGAAGTTCCGATGAATGCTCCTGACACTCTTTATTATGTTTGTCAAAATCATTCTGTGATGGCGGGTACAATTTATACGACAGGACCTGCTTCGCATACAACAAACTACACTACTACAGAAAGAAATGCTCTTACTGCACAAAACGGTGATTTAGTTTATAATTCAACCCTAAATAAGTTCCAAGGATACGCGAACGGAGCTTGGGTAGACTTACACTAATAGAATAGGAGCTATAAATGTCATACGATTTCCCAAATAGCCCAAGTAACGGAGATAGCGTTACATTTAATGGAATTACTTATATTTATAATTCTTCTATTCCAGCTTGGACAGTGGACTCAACTTCTGTAGGCTCTTCGGGGTCTTCTTACGGAAATAAGTTTGTACTCGTAATTCCACAAGATGCAATTGCAGCCGGATCTCCCGCAGCAGAAACATTTATAACTTTTGATCGTGGACTGGGACGTAATGTGAAGCATAGAGTTTTAACGGCTCAATTCGGAGATGGATACGACCAAACAGTAGGAGATGGAGTTAATACTAAAGATGATTCTTTTTCTGCAAATTTTAAGAATAGACCTGCTGCAGAGATTAATCTTATTGCGGAGTTTTTAGATAAAAGAACCGCAAAAGAATTTGAAATTAGAATTCCTAATAGAACAAGCATAGAGACTATTTATGCGCGCTGCGAAAATTATACAATTACTTATGACTATGATCAATATCATACCATGAGTGCTCAAATTAAACGAATTTACACACCTAGAAGTTCTTAACTATGGCTACTTTTAATTATTACTTTGAACTAGACGATAATACTCCGGGTATAAGCGGGTATACTCCTCCTATAGCAGACGTTTCATCAAATTACGCAATAATTATAAAGACGGGAGATACTGTAAATGTTCGTACAGTATATACTGGAAGTGCTTCAAATGCTCAAGAAATAAGATATATTGCATCCCCAAACAATGATACAAGTCTTAATGACCCTGACGCAACAGGGAGCCCCGGGCTAGACACAACTTGGACACTTTCTGCTACCGATAATACTGACTATTATGCTAGGTGGTATTGGTTTACAAATGCTAACCCGGGAACTACTTTACAATACGCTGCTCAGCTTTCTACCAGACTTTTAATTCTTCCCGATTCTTTTGGATTTACGGGGCTGCCCAGTTTTATAGGTCCTGGAGGAGTTGAAGATGTAGAAATAACAATGCCTACCGATTTGGAGCCTTTTTTAGACGGTACTTTTAATACCGGCAATTATGATGTTCCAAATGCGGGCCCCGAAAAATTTTACTGGAAACTTACAACAGACGCCGGAGCAACAAATCCGGTTCCGATTGGATATTTTGCTACTAGGGCGGGCACTATTTCAGGCCCAAAAAATGGAACAACAATTAATTTAAGACCGGCTGCTACATGTCCTACAGGTACTTATTACTTAAGCTTATATCATTGGAATACTACACCCCAGTATACTACTACAGGAGCTACACCTTCTACAACTGGAGGAACTTCTACTTTAATTCAGACCTCTTCTTTTACAGTTCAGCAAGATCCGTATATTGCGATAAAACAGTCTCAACAACAGTCACTAGACGACTCTTTAATAGAATTGTTTGAAGTAACTCTTCCAAGTGGCACGATTCTTTATTTATATAATGGCCTAGACTATGATAACGGAATAATAGGAGAAAATATTTATTTTCCTAATGAAGTGGGCTCAACATTAAATGAGTATTTAGCTTTTCCTATTGAAATTTCAGGAATTGAACATCAATCGGAAGGCTCTTTAAATCGTCCCCAGCTAAAAATGGCAAATATACCTCAATTAGCGGGAAGAGGAAATAATAGTAACGGAGTAGAAGACGAGCAGACAATATATAATGTTCTTCAAACAGAAGGATTTTTTACAGCAGATGATTTAACAACCTCGAAAGTAGTTTATAGAACTACTCTGCTAAAACATACCTTTAAAGTCGGAGATACTGCTCAGCTTCCGACAGAGTTTCCAAAATCAAGTTATTATATAGAAAAAGTAACTCAAGAAGATAATATATTCGTAGACTATGAATTAGTAAGTCCCGCAGATATGGAAGGTCTTACTATTCCTGCACGATTTGCAGTAGGAAAGTATTGTGCTTGGGAGTACCAAGGGTTGCTTCACGGTAGGGGAGGATGTCCCGTTAACGCAAACTCTTTTAATCTGTGGATTGATGAAAATGATAGGTTAATTGCAACTGATCCTACAACTAGTGGGTATCCTACATGGACCAGTGTAACCACATACCAAAGTAAAATTACAAATGGTACAAATCAAGGCTCTTTAGTAAAAAGAGTAAATCCTGATACTAGTGGGTGGCAGTTTTATGAGTGTGTTATAACAAATTCTGGTAGACACCCTGAAAAGTTCCCTACATATTGGAAACGTTTAGATGTTTGTGGTAAAAAATTAAGTTCTTGTAAAGTAAGATTTCAAACAAGACGTTCGGCGGTACATGGAGTAATTGCACAAGGAAGTTTAATCCCTGACGATGACACACATAGAAACTCCGGGGAGCCCTTACCTTTCGGAGGGTTTCCGGGAGCCTCGAAATTTAGATGATTGAAATAAAAAATCATTTTAAATCTTGGGCTCCAAAAGAAGCTTGTGGAGTTTTTACAGATACATTTAATTTTATAAAATGTAAAAATATTTCTCCAGATAATGATTTATTTTGTTTTTGTCCAGAAGAATATTTTAATATTTTGCGAAAATATAAAGTAGCAGCAATTGTACATAGTCATGTAAATACTTCAAATACCCCCTCAGAATCTGATATAGATATTTGTAACGCAATGAATTTACCGTATTATATTTATTCATACCCAGATATGAAATTAAATATATTATTACCAGCTTTAAAAATAGGAGCATAAAGTGAAAAGAAAAGTAGTCTTTGAGGGAGAGCTAGGCGAAAAATTTGGTCGAGAAACTTACATCGAGGCTTCTTCGTTTGGGGATGTAGTAAGATGTTTTAATGCAAACTTTAATAATTTTAGTGAGTATTTATTAGAATGTGATAAAAAACAAATTGCATTTATTTGTAAAGTTAATAATGTTGCTTTGGATGAAAAAGAACTTTTTTTGAATTACGGAGAGGGAGATATGGTTATAACTCCTGTACCTGCGGGAGGAGGAATTTCAAAATATTTTAAAGCTATTGTAGGAGCTGTTTTAGTAATAGTTGGTCTTATTGTACCTGGAGCACAATTTTTAATTAAGTATGGGTTGTCAATGGTTTTTTCTGGGGCTGCAGATTTATTGGCTCCTGATCCTGCGGCAGACGCAAGAGACGCAGAGAGAGATTATATTTATCAAGGAACAGCACAAATTATACGAGAAGGAGACCCTCTTCCTGTTTTATACGGTCGAATGAGGGTTCCCGGAAAACCTATTAGTTTTGATATACGTGCAAGCAACGCAGTAATTTCTAAAAATTCGACGCACGCAGAAAATAGGATAGGGGCAAAAGGCGGCACTTCTAGGAGTGCAAACGCAGCAAAATTTACAGCGGCAATAGCTGCAGTAACAGAGATGAGTTTATAATATGGGTAGGAGTTGGAATGCGGGAGATGAGGCACGCGATGCTGCTGTTGGTACTTTATATGGAGGAGAGTATCAAAATATTTCATATACTGATTTAGTAAGTGAAGGCCCAATTTGGGGGCTGGTAGACGGTGTTAAATCAATTTATTTTGATGATAATTCTGCAGAAGAGGGAAAATACGCAGCTTATAAGCCTAAGAGAGTAACTGCAGAAGTTACCTTTAATGGTAGTAGTAATGTTGGAGCTTTTGATGATGATGTAAATTTCGGGGGAGATTTTAGAATAGGAGAAGGAAGAGAACTTATTACAGTTCCCCATAAAAGATTCACTGTTACTATAACTTCGAAAATTACTAGCGACTCAGGCATAACTTTTGGGCTGCAAACAAATGGTAGTACTCCGAGTCCTTTTAATTTTTCTTCTTCAGTTTTTGACTCTACCAGTACTAGTACTTTTTCTAGAGTAGCCGCTTTAACTGTACTTTTTTCTACAGGAAATATAAAAAGGTTTAGCTTTCAAGGAAGTCTATCAGTTATAAGCAGTGCAAATGCTTCTATGGAGGTTTCGCTAAATGGACTTTCTAAAGGAATGTATGAGAATATAATCGTAAATACCACTACGGCGTACATTACTATTATTGAAAATAGAGAAATTACTAGTTTAAATACCACAACAAGAGAAGTTACTGTATCGGGGAGTGCTCCCCCTGCTCAGTCTTCTTTATTTTGGATTACAGATTCGCATACTTTTAATTCCGCTGTAGCGACCGGAACAAATGTAGATACAACTATAAATAATGATAGCGCAATAGCTAAAATTGATGATCTAATAGTACAAGAAACCTTCGGAACTGTAGATCAGTATCCTTTGCCAAGAATTCAAAATGTAGGAGGCTCTGTAGCTGTTATCGGCCCGTCGCAGCAGACATTGATTAGAATGTTTGATTATCGTGAAATGGGAAATCTTCCTGCAAATCATGTAGGACTAGTAACACAGCCCATTGAACCCCAGCACTTAGATGAACAGCGTGGAGAACCAATCGATTATGATGATACTGAAATCACTGGGAAGGAGTTTGAGCCCAATGACTTCGGACTTTCAGGAATACAAATTGATACAGCAGATACAATACAATTTGATATACTTTATCCACAGGGATTAATATATTTTGGAGGCGACGGGCCGCCGAACTACTATTATATGACCGCAATGTATAACGTTATTTTAGAGCTTTATACAGGCAGTAACATACTAAGAAATACTATCAATATATACCCCGATGGACTAATTCATAGAGGTAGGAGACAAGGCCCGCTACTTTTTACTCACGAAATAGACCTTCATCAATTTAGAATTGAATACGGGGCTTTTACAAGTTTTAAGCTATTTTTCTATAGGTATACTAGACATAAAGGTGCTACTATGCTCCCTGATGGCAGAAAATTGAATAGTGACACAAAATATTGGCAAGTTTTAGCAGGGGCTCAAATTACTAATCTTGGGGCAACTTTTCAAGATAAACTTACATATCCAAATAGCGCTTTAATCAACACAGTATTTTCATCTCGACAATTTAAAACTGCTCCTAAAAGAAGCTTTGATCTAAAAGGCAGACTAATAAAAGTGCCCGCAACGTACACTCCTCGTGAGTATTCTGATACCGGCTTGGCAAAATATCAAGGATTTTGGGATGGAACATTTGTAGATAGTGTTTATACTGATAATCCTGCTTGGATTTTTTATGATTTAATAACAAATGAGAGATATGGGGCGGGCTCTTGGATTGATTCAGCAATAGTAGATAAGTATGCTTTGTATAGAATTTCAAAATATTGTGACGAACTTGTACCTGCAAGCGAAGAGATAAGCGCATCTATATTTACGGAGGATGAATTTTGGGAAATTAGAACTTTAGGCTCCCAAGCTGACTGGAACCAGATGGCTAGAACTTCTAATGTAACTTATGCGGTCGGAGATATGGTAAGAATTCTGGAGCCGGGGCCTTTAGGTACTTCGGCAACCGGAGTGCGATATGAGCCCAGATTTAGAATGAACCTATATCTTACTAAAGCAGAAGCAGTGTATAAAGTTATAAAAGATGTAGCAAGTGCATTTACTTCTATTTTATATTGGATGGATGGGCACCTTACCTTGCTACAAGATGCCCCCGGAAATTCTGTTCATACGTTTAGCAAAAGTAATGTTATAGGAGGAAAATTTTCATATCAAACAACTCCGGCAAAACTAAGACCTAATCAATATATAGTCTACTATAACGAGCCTAAGACTAATTATGGTCTGACTCCTGTAATGTATGAAGATCCTGTTGCTATTGTTAAGCAAGGGAAACTAATTAACAAGAGCGCAAATGCTTTCGGGTGTACTTCAGAAAGTCAAGCAATACGTTACGCAAAATGGAAATTATGGACTGCACAAAATCAAAAAGAAGTAGTTATATTTCAAACAGGACTACAAGGAAACTATGTTCGTCCAGGGGATATTATTGGAGTACAGGACGCCAGTCGCCAAAATGTAACTTATAGTGGACGAGTCAGTACCTCTACTTTAACTACTTTAACTTTTGATCGAGAAGTTAACTTCAATGGTAATTCTACATACTACTTGAATGTTATGTTTAGTAAACCGGCGGCCATTTATGTAGGGTACGATCCTGTAACTGTAAACGGGACCACATACTCAAAAGGGGACTACATACCAGAAGCCTATATTAGAACAGTAGGAGGATCTTACATATTATCAAATTTAGACACAGAAGAAAAAGCCTCTAATGCTTTCAAAGATTCTTCTAGTGAAACTCTTCTTTCAATTATTTGGAAAAAGTATACTCATGTTCGTCAGTACCCAATTGATAATCCAGCATCTTCAGGCACTTTTTTACACCAAAATATAGTAACTTTATCCACAGGGGAAGTATTCGAAGAAAATGTAGCAGACGGAACAGTATGGTCGTTGTTCGAAACAGCAGCTAGTGGAGAAACCGTATTAGGATCAGAAAAACTTTATAAAATTATCTCCGTTACACAAGACGAAAAAAATATTTATACAGTACAAGGATTGGAGCACTCAAATGCAAAGTTTGATGCTGTAGATACAGATTATGAGCTTGGAAATATTCCTCCAAGTATTTTTCCCGAAGTAGAGCCTGAAGAAGTTCCTCCCCCGTTAAACTTAAGAATTAAACCTTTTTCAGATAATATAGCACAACTGTTTGAGGAGTTTCAACTTCAATGGGATCCCCCTGATACAATATATATTGCAGCATACGAGGTTTCTGCAAGTCCAAATGTATTTGAAGATGAAGTTACCCTAAAGCTAGTTGGTGATACTTCCATAACTTTTGAAAATGTTCCTCAAGGAAAATATAGTTTTAAAGTAAGAACAGTTTCTCCTAAAAGAAATTTTTCTGAGTGGGTAACTTTTGTTTTAGATTATGGAGAAGCTCTTGATGAGAGTGGTAATCCTATAGGAGTAATAGATAATAGTATAGAACGTATCCATGGTCTGCCAGTTTGGGCACATTCAAATATGCAGGGACGTATAATAAATGAGTCGTCTACTCCGGGAAGCACTACAGAATTCTATCAAGTAACTAATAGGTTGGGTGCTCAATTTTCTAATCTTCCAAATACTTTTAATCTAGCGGCAGGAGATTACTATGTGCTGGAGAGCACTGTTACATCGGCCACCAGTACAGTTTGGAAAAGTCAACAATGGATTTGGAATGGAGTAAAAATTAATACTAGGCACGAGACTGGTTCCCTCGCTGACACACTTTTTTATGAAGGAGAGACGTATGAGAAAGGAACCAAACGAGAGGGCCCTACAACTTATACAGCAACTGCAGGGTACACAGTTTCATATGAAATTTTTGCGCTACAGGGAGAAACTATAGAAGGTCAAGAAGGCTCGGAAGCTTGGGTTTTAGATTTTCCACTTCTGCCGACTGGAGCATACAAAAACGCAGAATTGGCTAGTTACGGGTCTCCCAGTAGTTACAATACAATTACGCAAGCCTCCGGAAATGGAGTAGTAGACTTATCTGGCATACCTGATGGAGATGATAGAGAGCTTTATATAATTTATGATTACAGTGTTCCAAAGCTATTTTTAGGATATTATGATACAAACCTTCACCCTCTTGCGGGAGGAGTTTGGAGAGATTTAGGAGATGGAAGCGGGCCTATAAATCTTACTTATACTGCAATCACAGGCAGTGCTAGTATTACTGCAAATTCTAGTACATTGACAGGTACAAATACGTTGTTTACTACAGAACTTCGTTTAGGGGATTTTATAAGTTTGTCGAACGCCGCATCATCCTCTACAATTCCTAATCCTAGCGCAGCCGTAAAAGTTTTAGCAATAAATTCAGATACAGAAGTTTTGATAGATGGAGCATTTGAAAACGCGATATCTGTAACTAATTTATATAGAACTACCTACCGACCTGATTATGCTAAAGATGCTATCATTGCATTTGTAGAAAGAGAGTAATAATATGCCAAATCCAGTAAATACACAAGTTTGGTTAAATACAAATACCGGGACAGATGGAACAGGTCCTGGAACGGATGCTGACCGAGTATTAGATGTTGAAAAAGCCATTAACTTAGGAATAAACGTATATGAAGAAAGTGGTGGACTTACTTTTAAAGGTGCAGGTCAAATTAAAGGTGGAAAAACTGACTATGATGTAGGAATAGGATTTTGGCTGGGCGCTGATCCCGATGATTTCACACATAAGGTTGCCATCGGAAATCCTAGTGCAAATACTTTTAATTTTGACGGACAATTTATAGATTCTCAAATGAGAAATCTTGAGCTTACTGGGTGGCTTCGAGGACCATCCACTTTTACAATCGATCCAGCAACGCACGGGGATAATACGGGGACTGTAGTTATTGCTGGAAATTTGCAGGTAGATGGAACAACTACTACTGTAAATAGTACAGTGGTAGAAATTGACGATGTTGCTATTCAATTAGCAGCGGAAGCAACTACAGCTACTTTAGCAAATAATGGTGGAATAATTGTAGGTACTTTTACAAATAATCCCTTCATTTTATATAGAAATTCTTACGATGCTTGGGAAGTCAATAAAGACTGGACTCCTAATACAAATAATGCTCATGCTTTAGGAAATACTACTAATAGGTGGGAGAACGTATATGCTCATGACGGAAATTTTTCCGACGATTTAACTGTTGGAGATGATTTAAATGTTGGTGGAGATATTTCTGCTACGGGCTCATTATCGGGGTCTAGTTTAAATATTGGAGGAGGAGATTTCACTGTAGACAGTAGCGGAAACACAACTTCAAATGGAACGATTACTGCAACAAGTGTAGGGAGCCCAGGAGGAGGATTAAATGTTCCGGGGGGTAGTAATGATCAAATCTTAAAACATGATGGAACAAAACTAGTTTATACCGATCATGTTTTATCAGAAATAAATAATGTAAGCACCACTGCTCCTGTCAATAAGGAAGTATTAAAATATAATACAACTACTCAACGGTGGGAACCAGACCATGTAGACTATTCTGAAATTGATAATCCCCCAACTATTCCTACAAATATAACTCAAATAGACCCGGGGAGTTTACTAGATAATCTTATAGGAGACTTGGATGGATTTACAGATCCAAGTACTGGAGTCGTTGGCATAAGATTATTAAATGATAATTCAACAGTAAAAGGCAGCGTAAATATACTAGGAGGCACAAATATAAGTGTATCTGAAAGTAGTGATGTATTAACAATTGATAGCACTGCCCCTACTCCTGT